CCTATAAATTGGGGTGCTATCGAATCTATAACATGGGAGCTTTCTCAAGAATTAGAAAAAATTGGCCACAGTGTTTTAATTGTTAATCAAAAAAAACAAGAAGATGCTTATCAAGAAATCAAATCATTTGATCCAGATATTCTTCATTTGCATTATGGATCTCATTATGAACTAATGCCAAAATTTGATTGCAGAAAAATAGTTACAAATTACGACGGAACATTTATTCAGTCTCGTGTTTTTCATGATGAAATTACTCGTAAATATTTTTACGATTGTGAATTCATTCTTTATAGAGAATACGAACGAGATTTTTTTCTCAATATTGGCATCTCTCCTAATAAAATAAAACTTCTTCCTTTAGGAGTTAGATCTAGTTTTTTTAAAATTAAAAAAAATTCACCAAGCAAGGGAGACAGGTCAATCTATCTTGGGAAAATTGATTTTCGTAAAAGACAACATGCATTTCAAGGTAAAGACTTGTCTATTGATTTTGTCGGCCCGTTGTCTTGCTCTATATTTAATAGCAAAGATCCCTGTTATCTTGGCGTTTGGAGCCAATACGAAAAATATCAAAATTTGACAGAATATGGAAATTTGGTGCTTCTTTCTGTATCCGAAAACGGCAATCCTCCCCTTGTTTGCTTAGAGGCTATGTCTGCTGGCTTAGGCATAGTTATTTCAGAAACATCCAACGAACTTCTTGATACAGATAAAAAGTTTATTACTGTAATTCCCGACGATAGAATTTTTGATTTTGATTATCTTAAATCCGAAATTGAAAAAAATAGAATTTACTCTATTAATAATAGGCAGGAAATTATAGACTATGTAAGCAAAAGAGGCTGGTCTGAAATCGCTAAAAAATATAATAATTATATCAATGGATAATATTCAGCTTGAATATGACAGATGAAGAGTTAAGTCAACAAAAAACCGCAAGACTTGGAAAAAGTATTGAAATTTTAGACAAAAATAATAATATTCTTTCAGTAAAGAATATATCTCAATTCTGCCGAGAAAAAGGCTTAAACAGAAATTCTTTTCAAGCTCTTATTTCAGGAAAAATTAAACAATATCATGGATACAAACTCTCAAAATAAAAAAGTATTAGTCACTGGGGCTAGCGGTCAAGATGGGTCATATATGATTGATTTTCTTCTAGCTCATACTGATTGCGAAGTTATTGGCGCTATTAGAAGAACAAGTCAATTGATAGATTCTCATTTCAAACAACATCTTCGCAATCCAAGATTTAAAATTATTCATCTTGATTTGTCCGATCCTCACTCGATCACCAATACAATTAAAAATGAAAAGCCAGATTATTTTATTAATTTTGGCGCTCAAACTTTTGTCGCAGACTCTTGGCAATCGCCAGCAACTCATTTTCAAACAAATGCTTTAGCGGTAATACATATTCTGGAAGCGATTAAAAATTATCAACCATTGTGCAGGTTTTATAATGCTGGGTCATCTGAAGAGTTTGGAGATGTAACTTACTCTCCTCAAGATGAAAACCACCCAATGCGCCCGAGAAGCCCTTATGGAGCATCTAAGGTGGCTGCTCGATGCATTACGAAAGTTTACAGAGAAAGCTACGGTCTATATGCTATTCAAGGATTCTTATTTAATCATGAATCAGAAAGGAGACAAGATTATTTCGTAACTCGCAAAATTACAAAAGCAGTTGCTCGTATCAAGAAAGCTATCGACAGAGAAGAGGCTTATGAACTTTTGGAATTGGGCAATCTCGATTCTCGCAGAGACTGGTCTGACGCTGAGTGTTTTGTAGATGGTGTATGGAAGATGCTTAATCACACTTCGCCGCAAGAATATGTTCTCTCTTCTAATGAAACCCACACTATTCGAGAGTTTGTTGAACTCGCATTTGAATCCGCTGGAATCAATGGAGAATGGTATGGCGAAGGTCTTCACGAAGAGTTCCGTCAAAAAGAAACTGGCAGAGTATTAATGGTCATCAATGAAAAATTTTATCGCCCAGCCGAAGTAGATCTTCTTCTTGGTGATTCTACTAAAGCTCGTCAAGAGCTTGGATGGAAGCCAAAAACTTCTTTCAAAAATTTAATTGACAAGATGGTCAAAAATGATATTCTATTGCTGGATGGCAAAGAGTAAAATAAATAAAAAGCAAATACTCGCAAGACTCACGCTTGTCCCCGCAAAGGATAAGCGTTTATTTTATATGCGAGAGATGAAGCTTCTTAATGACTTGTGTGAAAGATATTCACTTGAGTTCATGAATGCTGTTTCTTTTGACAAGAAGTTTGATTCATTGGCTTACTTGGTCAGCGACAAACTCCAAGAGACAATGGATAAAAAGTTTCGCGCATTCAACTTTAAGGTTGACTTATCCAAATATCCAAGTTATGATATAGGAGAAAAGGTTGGCGAAGATGCCACAATAGACAAAAAAACAAAATCATTAAAAGACTTTTTAGATGGCTAAAATTAAACAAGATAAAGACAAAGAGGTAATCAAGTCAAGTGCGGTATTGGGTTCGTTTTTGAAACAGAATTCTGATGACCACTACAACTTTGAGGATGAAATTGATTACAAAGTTTCCAGTAGTTCTTTGCAGTTGGATTTGCGACTAGGTGGAGGTTTGGGTCCAGGCTTGCATAGATTCTGCGGCATGAACGAGGGCGGTAAAGAGCAGCCTGTATCGGAACCCGTTTTAACTCCAAACGGATGGGTTCCAATTGGTGATTTGCGGGTTGGAGATAAGGTAATAGGCTCTTGTGGACAAGAACAAATAGTTTTGGGGGTTTTCCCACAAGGCAAAAAAGATGTTTACGAAGTCGAGTTCGATGATGGATCTGTAGTCAGATGCGGTATTGAACACCTTTGGGAGACCTCTTCTTTTCAAGAGAGGCACAATGGTAAAAAATCTTCGGTAAAATCTTTAGAATATATTAAAAATACTCTACGATATGGATCTCATCTTAATCACTCTGTGAAGATTGTAAAGCCTATTGATTTCGTCGCAAAAGAATTACCTATGCCTCCTTATTTGCTTGGAGCTATTATCGGAGATGGAGGCATTACTAGTTCAGTTTTAATCTCAAATATTGATTCTGAAGTTTGGTCTGGTATTGAGAGAGATATGCGATCCACTGATCGTTATAATGGTTATCAAATCGTGCCTAGCGATAGTACAGGCATCACCAATAGAATTTCTTTTTTAAACAGTCGGAACAATCCAGTCAAAGATGATTTAGTTTTTCTTGGTCTTTTTGGATTAAAATCGGATGTGAAATTTATTCCCGAGGTTTATAAATTTGCCTCAAAAGAACAGAGGCTTGAATTGATGCGTGGTCTTATTGATACTGACGGCTATGTCAATTCTAAAAAATCAGAGGTATTGTATTATTCGACATCTGAAAGGCTTGTCGATGATGTCATCGAGTTGGCTAGATCGCTTGGATGCTTAGCAAGAAAAAGATTTAAAAAATCTTCTTACGTTACGGTTAAAGGCGTTCGAAAAACTTGTAAGGACTGCTTTATTGCCACTCTGCATTTCCCAGAAGGAGTCATTCCTTGCACAATTAAAAGAAAAGTAGACGCTTTATCTTATCGACAAATTAATTTTTGTCATTTTATTAAAGACGTTCGTTTAGTTGGCGAAGAAGAAAGTGTCTGCATTAAAGTATCGTCGTTAGACTCTCTTTACGTAACCAAAGACTATGTATTGACGCATAATACAAGCTCTGCTCTTGCATTCATGAAGAACTTTTTAGCTACTGTTCCTAATTCAAAAGGTTTTTATATTAAAGCAGAAGGTCGTCTCTCCAAAGAGATGAGAGAAAGATCTGGAATCAAGTTCGTGTTCAAGCCAGAAGAATGGGAGGCTGGTACGTGTTTTGTATTCGAGAGCAATATCTATGAAACTGTTGTCGCGGCAATGCGTGAACTCGTTACTAAAAACGAAGAAAATAATCGTTACTATTTCCTACTTGATTCAGTTGATGGATTAATCACAAAAGGCGATCTTGATAAAGATTTCGAAGATTCAAACAAAGTTGCTGGTGGCGCTGTGATTGCTGCAAACTTTATGAAGCGCCTTTCGATTGCTCTTGCTAAGAGAGGTCACATGGCAGTATTCATTAGTCAAGTTCGCGCTGACATTAAGCTCGATCCATATTCTAAAGCTCCAGTGCGCCAAACAACTGCCACGGGCGGGAATGCACTTCTGCACTTTGCAAACTTCATTCTTGAGTTTGAACCGAGATATAAAGGAGATTTAATTCTTAAAAATCCATCAGACAAGACAATTGATCCTGTGACAAACCCAATCATCGGTCACTTTGCAAAAGTGACTGTCAAGAAGTCTCCCAATGAAAAGACAAATCTTACGATTGCTTATCCAATCAAATACGGTCGCACAAACGGCAATTCTGTATGGATTGAAAAAGAAATCGTTGATCTTCTTCTTCTTTGGGAGTTTTTGACAAAAGGTGGGGCTTGGTATACAGCGACAGAAGAATTTGAAGAACTTCTCGCAGAAAATTCTCTTCAAGCATTTGGCAAGGTTCAAGGTCTCGATGCAGTATTCAATAAAATTGAACAAGACCCACAGCTCACCAAATTCCTTGTCGGGTATTTCAAGAAAGCTATTTGCAATGAAGTTTAAAACTATCAATGGCTCTGACGCAGAACTCAAGAATGCCAAAAGATATTTAATCAAATGGAGAGGCAAGAGTCGGAGCAAGTTTCAACTCTCTGTCAAACAGTTCCTCTTTCCTTATTGGAAAAACGATATTGTATTTGAAGAGTTTAAGCTTGTCGGCACTCGCCTTTCTTTTGATTTTTATAATGCTAACAAAAAAATCGCCATCGAAGTGCAAGGAGGCCAACACACGAAGTATGTTGAATTCTTTCACGGTAATCGTTTCAAATATCTCGAACAATTAAAAAGAGATGAAAAGAAATTAAAATTCTGTGAAGTTAACGGAATCACTCTTGTTGAGATTTATCCAAAGGACGAAATCAATGAAGAGCTTTTTTTATCGTTTGGCGTAATTTTGTAGTTGACAAATCAAAACAGCTCTCTAATATCAATCCAGATGATTTACAACCTAGAACTAGAAAAACAACTATTGGCAGCTCTAATCAAAGAGCCTGAAAGTTATTGCGAAATCTCAAACTTTATTAGTCACAAGGATTTTTACAGCGAAGATTCAAGCCTTCATAGTTCCATTTTCACTGTCATCAAACAAGCTATTGATGCTGGCGATCAAATTGACGAAGTTATTGTCGCGCAAAGAGTTTCTTCTCTTGGTCTATCTTTCGAGGACAGACTTAATCCTGCTGATTATATTCGATCTCTTGCAATGCGCAAAGTGCCAAAAGGCAACCTAATCAAAACAGCTAAAGAACTCAAAAAATTTACTATCCGTAGAGAGATTTACGAGTCTGCTCAAGAGATTGCGCGTAAGATGAAGTCTATTGCTCCTGATGCAAGCTACAGCCAAATCATTGGATCGGCAGATGACTCTTACAATTCTCGCATCAATCTTTATGAGATTGGCAATGACGTTCCAGAAAATATCTACGATGAAATGGAGGCTCTGATTGAAGAGCGTGGTAATAATCCTATTACCGAATTTGGAATGATGGGGCCTCATGAAAAAATCAATGAAATCTACGGATCGCTGTTGAGACCTGGGAATATTACTGTTATTGTCGCTCGATCAGGCGTAGGAAAAACTCAGTGGTGCATGGATTACTCTACAAAAGTTTCAATGAAATACGATGTTCCAGTTCTTCACTTTGACAATGGAGAGATGAGCAAAGAAGAGTTGATCATGCGTCAATGCGCAGCTATTTCTGGAGTTCCAATGCATTTGCTTGAAACAGGAAATTGGAGAAAGGCTGGCGCAGATGTAGTCGCAAAAGTTCGCGCTACTTGGCCAAAGGTCAAGAATTTAAAATTCTTTTATTACAATGTTGGCGGCATGGATGTTGATTCTATGTTGAAAGTTCTCAAGCGATTTTACTATGGAAAAATTGGTCGTGGAAATCAAATGATCTTTTCTTTCGACTATATCAAAACAACATCAGAATCTGGTGGCGGCAAGAATGAGTGGCAAGTTGTTGGAGAAATGGTAGACAAGTTTAAGAAATGTATTCAAAAAGAAATTCTACACGAAGGTCTTCCTATCATTCCAATGATCACGTCTGTTCAATCGAACAGAAGCGGTATTACAAACAATCGTCAATCGGCAAACATTATTGACGATGAAAGTATTGTTTCGTTGTCTGACCGTATTACGCAATTTTGTTCGCACATGTTTATTCTTCGCAATAAAACTGCTGACGAAATTGAAACAGAGGGTCGCAATTTTGGCACTCATAAACTGGTCAATGTTAAAGCTCGACATCTTGGCAAAGATATTGCTGGTGCTGTAGAACCTGTGAGGATTGGAGATAATTTGCGCAAGAACTTTATTAACCTTGAATTCAACAACTTCTGCATTACAGAACGAGGCGATCTTCGTGATATTGCTCGCGTTGCAGAAGGACAAATGGATCTAGAAGACGATGAATCAGACGACTTGCCAAGCTTCAATTAATCCTAATGAGATTAAACCAACGCTTGAAAAGCTTGGCTATAGGTTAATTGACTGTGGTAATCACTGGAGAGCTAGAGCTTTATACAGAGGGGGAGATAATGACACCGCCCTCTGTATCTACAAAAATAGTGGAGTTTGGACAGACTTCGCGCAGGGAGATAAAAAATTTCCATTTGAGCGATTGATCAAATTAAGCTTTGGCTCTGATTATAAATCAATAAAACACACTTTATCAACAATATCGAAATCTGAGGATTTCGTCTACACTCAAAAACAAACAATCGAAATGGACGCAGTATATCCTGAAGAAATGCTTAACAATCTATTCCCAAACTTTTCTTTTTACAAAAAGAAGGGATTGTCAGATGACACTCTTAATTTTTACAAAACTGGATTAGCTCAATCTGGCAAAATGTATCGCCGCATGGTGTTTCCAATTTACAATGAGCATAAACAAATCATTGGTTTTAGTGGAAGAAAGATAGACGACAGTAATGAAAAAATCCCAAAGTGGAAGCATATTGGGAAAAAAAAGAATTGGATTTATCCAGCTTATATCCCAGCAGAAGAGACTGTTGATTCTATTATTCAAAAAACAGGAGAAGTTGTAATCGTAGAAAGCATCGGAGATAGTATGGCTCTCTTTGAGTCTGGCGTGAAAAATAACTTGGTATCGTTTGGTCTTGGATGTCAGTCTATTATGCTTTCGTATCTCAGTTCATTTCCAATTAAAAGAATCGTCATTGCTGGAAACAATGATCTTGATGGAGAGAACCATGGTTATCTTGGCTGCGTTAAAACCCTACTAAATCTTTTACCATACTTTGATTTCAATTGTATTGAAATTAATTTGCCGCCAGAATCTTATAACGACTTCTCTGATGCATTTACTTCTGGAGTGGATTTAAAAAAATGGTATAATACTCCTGTAGACCGCTCTCAATTTATCAAAGAATTGATTGCATTTGTAGCTGCGAACAAGCAGAAATTCAAAGAAAAAGATTTGTCTATGCTAAGAAAAGTACTAAAATCAGCATGAGTGAGCCAAAAAATTCGTTATCAGCCAGCAGAATCAAAACCCTTCAGTCTTGTAGCTGGATGTATTATGCGAAGTACATTCTTGGCATTCCTGACAAATCAAACGATGGCGCAAATCGCGGCACAATTTGTCACTTAGTATTTGAAGTCCTTGGTGAGCCGCGCAGAAAAAAAATCTACGACAAGATCATCAAAAAACAAGATGTGTTTGCTGTAGAGTCAATCAAGAGATTGATATTCAAACACGCAAAACGCCTTGCTGTTGATGATGATGACAATATTGAGTTGATTAAAAAAATGACGCTCAATGGATTGATGTATGACTTCTTTGGTTTGAGCGCTGGAAAACCTACTCTAGCCGTATCAGAGCAAGACTTCGACATTGTTGTTAATGACGGCAAATTCAAATACAAAATCAAAGGATTCATTGACAAACTATTTCTCTACAAGAAACAAAAGTTTGCGCTCATTCGAGATTTCAAAACTAGCCGCGAAACTTTTAAGGGCAAAGAAGTGAAAGATAATTTGCAAGACTACATGTATAGCCTTGCAGTCAAACATCTATTTCCAGAATATATCAATAGAGCGAGTGAGTTTTTGTTTTTGAAGTTTGAGTTGGATGATTCTAAAAACTCTGGAGTCATTAAAATGGCCCCCATTACTGATGACGACCTAGAGGGATTTGAGTATCAACTTACAGCGATTCAAGAATACCTTGATAACTTTTCTGAAGAAGATGCTCATTCAAACTTTGCAGCAAAGCAACCTTTTCCAACTGACAAATCATTTAGTGGTCCATTGCAATGTGGATTTGCTAAATCTCCAGGACAGCTAAAGAAAGATGGAACACCAATGTGGGCATGTTCTTGTAAGTGGGCTTTTGATTATTATGCGACCGTTGATGAAAATGGTAAGCAATTAAAATCATATTTTAATGAATCTGAAATACCAGAAGGGCAAAAATATGAAAAAAGAACCTATAAAGGTTGTCCCGCACACCAAAAAAGTTCTTGACATCGTTCGGAGAATGATATATTCTCTTGTCGATGATTCCTATTTTTACATCTCACTTCTCGATAGGAAAGAGTATTCTGACTCTTTCTCATCCAGACAAACAAACCAGCGATGGTTCTGATAGCATCTTTTCAATCGCTAAAGAAAGCGGTTTGAAGAATCTTTTCTTGGTTGAGGAATCAATGACTGGATTCTTCGAAGCCTTTAGAATTTCTAAAGAGCTAGGCATTCAATTACACTTCGGCTACAAATTCGTATGTTGCAACTCTGATGCCAATATCAAGTCTAATCATAAGCTTATTGCCTTTGCCAAAAATGACGCTGGTTGCAAAGCTTTGAATCAATTGTATTCTTTCATCAATACAAGTCAAAAGGGCGCTATCTCTAATGACGATCTAATCTCTCACTGGAGCGACGATCTGATGTTAGCTGTTCCTTTTTATGACTCATTTATTTTTAATAATCAAATGATTATGGGTAATTGCATTCCAAATATCGCACCGCTCAATCCAGTCTTTTTCATCGAGTCTAATGGGCTTCCATTTGATGAACTAATCAAGAAAGCTGTGCATCGTTATGCGCGAGATACTATGCCAGATGCATCAATTCAATTAGTGCAATCTATTTTCTATAAGCACAAATCTGACTGCGATGCCTTTCAGACATATAAGATTCTCAGTGACCGCAAATTTGGCAAGCAAGCGACACTCTCTTGCCCCAACTTAGAACACTTTGGCAGCGATGAATTTTGCTGGGAACAATACGAACAAAAACTTAAAACAATAATGAACCAACCATGAACGACCTACTAAGATTTAAGAAAGATCAGAACTACATTGTTTTTGATACGGAAACAGAAGGATTGAACTTGGTATACTCTAGACCTTGGCAAGCTTCTTGGGTTATTTGTCGCGGCAACAATATCATCTCTAAACACGATCACTTTATTCGCTGGGACAATATCAACGTATCTCCTGATGCTGCCAGAATTACAGGCTTCAACAAGGAGAATTACTACAGAAAAGCAGAAGACCCAAAAGAAGTTTTCCTAAAACTAAATAAGTACTTAAGCGATCCTTCTTTTCTTGTGATTGGACAAAATCTGCTTGGTTTCGACGTTTACATGGTCAACATTTGGCGCAAACTTCTTGGTATGAATAGCGACTACTCCTATATCAATAGGATTATTGATACAAAATCAATCTCAACTGCCATCTTCAAACAGATTCTCCCCGATAAGGAAAATTTTCTATCTTGGCAATATAAGATGCTGCATATTCGCGAGAAAGGTCTAAAAACAAACCAAGCATTCATGCTTAAATACTACGACATTCCGCACGATCCAAAACGCCTACACGATAGTCTCTACGATGTAGAGATGACTTTCGAAATCTTCAAAAAACAAATCTTTAATATTGACCTATGATTGAACAATTCTCACATTACGAATCCCCATTTCCAGCAGGGGTAAAACTTCCTAAAATCCAAATCGAAAAGCGTTATTACCAACAGCTTGGTATTTCTGATGATATTTCAAATTTTGAATTTTTGCGCCGCATTTGCTTCGAGGGAGTAAAGAAGCGTGGTATTCTTGAATATCCAAACAAAGAAAAATACTTTGAGAGGCTCAAGATGGAGCTTTCTATTTTTGAGGAGTTAGGTTTTATTGATTATGTTTTGCTGAATTGGGACATCATCAACTTCTGCCATGAAACTGGTATTCCTACGGGCGCAGGTAGAGGCTCAGCACCTGGAAGTTTGGTGCTATACGCTATTGGCGTAACTAACATCGACCCAATCAAACACGATTTATTCTTCGAACGATTTGTATCTAAAAGTCGCGCTCGCAAAATTGAACATAACGGAGAAATCTTTTTAGATGGATCTTTGCTGTGCGATGTTGATAACGACATTAGCTACG